TCAACAAATGACATTATTTCAGTCAATCCTGTTGTTGCACCTGTTGTAAGAGCAGTTGCTCTTGCCGTAACTTCGATGCCCAGCTGTGTTCCCATAGCTGACCATAAAGTATTTAAATTAGTTGCTTCTGTTGTTTTACTATTGTAAATTGCAGTTATTTCATTGTTAGCACTTGTTATCAATGCAGGTAAAGTAGTGTTATAATCAGTTGCAGGTGAAGCCGGTGCCGCTGATAACAATGTTTTCATATTATTGTAGATAGTTGATAACCCAGTAGACTGCAATGATTTGATTGAATCGCTAGTTCTCTTTAAATTATAAGGCAAACCACTCATTGCCCCAAAGAAATCAATTGCTCTGTATGTTCCGTTAGTTCCACTACCCTTAGCGATACTAGTCAAAGCACTTGTTAGTGCTGTACTGTCTGCAGGTGTACTACCCGTACCATTGACCTGAGTTAGACCAGTGGTAGCAGTTTCTAAATGTGACACTACTTGAGAAAATTTCTCAATGTTCATGTTTTTGATATTTTTAATCTGCATCATAGCAATACTAAATGCATCACACGGAATTGCAATTTGATCTGGAATTATTCCAAACAATCTATTACCAAACTTTAATGATTTTAGTTGAGAGTTTAATCCACCGCCAGAATCATATATCAAATAGTATATCTTGCTGTTAGTAGGACTACGGGTAGTGTTGTACTTTGCCACTGTTAAACTAACAAAACTGTTAGGGAATAACTTCTTTAGATTTAATAAATCCGCTAAAGATTCTATTTTCTTTGTTTGTACATTTAATGGTATTAGTACTTCTTTTAAATCTGCATCAGTGATTTTAGTAAACGCAGTATATATTTTTGATTCTTCACTATTAGTAGGAGTGTATGTTCCGCTTAGTATTTGAAGTATGTCGCTTACCTCAAGCCCTGCACTAACTAATTCTTCATTTACTCGTCTTGTCAATCCGTTGCTGTTACGCAATGATAACAACAGTGTTGATGGTAAGCCAAACTTGTCTATTTTTGACAGATTGATACATCGACCCGTGGCAATTAAATCTTGTCCCCAGTAAACGGTAGAAAGATTTACACCTGTAATATCGCCTGATATTAAGTCATCCATATTACTATATACTCCATCTAAGAAGCTTTTACCATTTACTAAAGTATTAATCTGCTTATTGAGCATGGACTTATATCCATTAGCCATGCTTATTGATGACACAAAATCGCTGTATGATCCTGTATTAAACTTGAATTCATTGTTTGCTTGTAATGCAATCATACGCAAGAAACCAAAACTTGTAGTCTCTGCTGTATATGAAGGAGTATATGTACTAGGTTTGCGATTTGCTAATGCAGGTATTGATGACCCCATTGCTAGTAAACTGTCATAGTTAGCTTGAGTTAACGTAGTACCTATTTTTGAATATGCTAGTCTGATTACGTCACTGATTGTACCTAATACTGTTTCTGTTGCAATACTACCCTTAGTATAATTACTCACCGCCGTACTAGAACCTGCAAATGTAGTAACATTTGCGTTAATCTTCAATCCACTATTTTGCAATAAAGCACTTGTGACATTTACTGATAACGGACTTTGTTTACCTTGGCTGCTCATGGGACAAATATATTAGGGCTACCTTGCACAATACTGTGCCCACAACTATTGCCCGAACCTATTCTTAATACGGGACATCCCTCTGCAAATACAGTGGGAGAACCATCCGTTGTTGTGGCAGCATCGTGTGGAGGATGAGGGTTTCCCCATGGTGCATGAGGAGTAATCTGACTAACGTGTAACCCAACAGCTATACCGTTGGCAAACACAGTGCCTGCTCCTCTCATTATTGCACCACCTGGTTGATCCGTATCACCCTTACGACTTAATGCTGGCATTATTATCCTAAAATAATCTTCTTCTCAGGTACCGTAATACCTGTTGTTGCTTCTAAATACTTATCCGCAACACTTTGTTCTGTAATCGCATAAAGCGAAACACTAGTAGTATTTAGTCTAATTTCCTTGTCAATATCTGCTGTGAACATGCTTGGAATCATTTGCATTCCTTGCTGTCCGGGGGCAATACTCACTGGATTTGTAACTACAACATAACCCTGACCAAGATGTACTTGCGTGACTTTAGCGATTAATTCTTCGCCCGAATTCAATTTAATTGTATATGTCTTTCCAACTTCCATTATGCACTTTCTGTTAATTTTGCTTTGAGTTCTGGGAACCCACCCACATATATATCATCTAAGAAAATTTGTGGTACTGTTCTGGCAGTTGGAACTGCTTCTAATAATTCTTCACGTGTAAATCCGTCGCCAATTTTGCGTTCTTCGTAAGGGATGCCCTTACTTTCTAACAATGCTTTTGCTTGGTCGCAAAATGTGCAGTGATACTTGCTCCATACGATTGCTTTCATATTCTTTTCTCCTTATTTCTTTTCCGGTAATTTAATAACACACGGGCTGTCAATTTTAACCGACATTTCGTGTACTCTCTTAGACCATGATAATAGTTTGTCACTTAGCCAATCTAAAAATTTAACTCTTAAACATCTTTGTTTTTGTTCAATTTTTTCAAATTTAGCCATGACATTTTTTACATTATCTACCGCTTGCTTGTGACCGCGTGTTTCTGAAAATTTTATTATCTCAGAGGTAACAACCTCTGCAGGTAATTTGCTTTGTTCCATAATGTTCCTTATAATACTGGTAATTCATCATACTCAACTACATCTGACATAACGCCAATTACATAGTTGGTTGATTCTGTTTCTTGCAATGCTGATTGCTTTTTATTGATATTCACATGTTTGTTGAACCATGGAATAGGTGAGTGTTTTGGATGATTTTCGTTATACTTGATGCCGATTTCTTTCAATCGTGTGAATGCAGTGTAGTCTACAAAGTCTTTAAGAATCTCAGCGTTTAATCCAATGACAACACCTTTGCTGAATAGATATTCTGCCCATTCTTTTTCTTCACGTATAACATCCATATACAAATCGTAAACTTCTTTTTGACATTCATTGGCTGCTTTAACAAATCTTGGATCATCTTTAACTACGTTATTGATTAGCCATGCTGTCCATTCTGCGTGTAGTATTTCATCCTGTAGTATCAAACTGATAATGTTTCCGTTACCAATGTAAATCTTGTTCTCTACCATAGCAAGACTTGTTGCAAAACTAACCATGAAACGTAATGCTTCTAATGCATAACTAGCATGTAATGCTAACCAAATTGCTTTGATGTGTTCATCTTCTACAATAGTAGAACCTGTTTCTTTAAGACAATTCAATTGATGTAGTTTATCGTAGTAATTACCTACACTACTAGACATTTCTATGATTTCCTTTGTGTCGTGAATTTTATTGAATTCTTCTTTGGGTACACCGTATACATTACGAATGATATGACTATAACTCTTACTATGAATATTAGTTTCAAAAAAGCTCCAATTGCTAACTAATGCTTCAAGTTCTGGTATGCTGATAACAGGTGAGAATACTTGATTTGGTGCACGACCTTGAATACTGTCAAGAGCAGTTTGTCTCAACAAGTTGCTAGTAAAGATATGCTTGATGGCATCACTACTATCTTTATGGTCAATCTTATCTTTTGTTAAACTTATTTCTTCTGGTACCCAAAAGAAGCCACGTGCTGTTTCTTCATACTTAGCTAACTTAGGATACTTTACTTCTTCAAATCGTTGTACAGTTACAGGACCTTCTGGATCTAAAAACATTGTGCGTTTTAGATAGTTAGTCTGCTTACTTAAATTATATTGTTCTTTGCTCATATTTGTTCTTCATTATATTCAATTACTAAGCCTTCTTCGTCATCTATGTAAACGGCGGCTACATCTTCTCTAGACAATGCCATGATTAACATGGGCTTGTCTTCTTCGTCAATCTTTATTGGGCTAATTTTAAAATAGGTGAATAACATGTTTAGTTTTTCATCGTTAGTTAACTCAAACGGAAATTCTTTCACAGTACGCAACTTTCACAGTATTCATCATCTTCAATGATATCTTGTTTGACAAAAGGTATAATGTTATCCTCTTGTAATGCTGCCTTGCTACCTACTTTGTTAATCAAACTATAATAGATAGTTT